CGATATTATAGATGAATCTTCAGTTGAGAAAATTCAAACCCGAAAATATGGCCGACGATAAAGTCTGTGTGTTTATCGGAAAACGTAACACGGGTAAATCAACACTCGTTACGGATATTCTATACCACAAAAAACATTTACCAGCGGGAATAGTTTTATCTGCAACAGAAGAAGGTAATCATTATTATCAACAGTATGTACCTGACCTTTTCATATACGGAGACTATGATAGGGAAGCTATTGAACGTGTCATGGATCGACAAAAAAAACTCGTCGGTGCAGGCAAAACAAATTGCGGTGCGTTTCTTCTTTTAGACGATTGCATGTATGATTCAAAGTTTATGAAAGATACGTGTATTCGCCAATGTTTCATGAATGGACGACACTGGAAAATATTTTTCATGCTCACGATGCAATACTGTATGGATTTACCACCAGCGCTCAGAGCAAACGTAGACTACGTGTTCATACTAAGAGAAAACATTATTCAAAACCGTGAAAAATTGTATAAATCGTTTTTTGGTATTTTTCCAAATTTTGAAATGTTTAACAAAGTCATGGATTCGTGTACAGAAAATTTTGAGTGTCTAGTTTTAGATAACACGTCCAAAAGTAACAGGATAGAGGATTGTGTTTTTTGGTACAAGGCGACGCTTCGTAAAAACTTCAAGGTAGGTGCTCCGCAGTATTGGCAAACCCATAAGAAAATGTTTAATCCGAGACACGGGAACATGAAAGTCGGTGATCCAAAACTGGTTAAAAAAAATACACAATTAAAAATTACAAAAAAGAAGTGATAAAAAAAAATTAAATACTTATATTAAATGATATCTGTTGTCATATTAAATTGGAAAAGACCAGATAATATAAAAAATGATATACTACCTAAAATTATTAATTATAATTTAGTATCCGAAGTCATAATATCTCATGGTAGAAGTGAAACATATTTTCAAACACCGGATATTAAAATGGTTAAACATTACAAAGACGAAAACTTAAACTCAAATTTAGGTGTATCTTTAAGATTTTTAAGATCATGTAATGCAAAAAATGAGTGTATTTTAATATTAGACGACGATAGATTACCTTCAGAAGAATATGTTAATAAAATGTATGAATTATTTCAAAAAGATAAAAATGTTATCATTGGTTCAGTAAAACGTTACGTTTCTCCAAGTATAGGCTATTCAAACAATAAAAAAAATGTCGAAAACGAAAATAAAATTGTACTAACTCAAATTTTAATGACAAATAAGAAAATGTGTAAGGATTTCATGAACGAAAAAGATAAAATGAACGATCTTGCGTTGAAAGCAAAACCCGTTTGGAATGGCGAAGATATATTATTTAATTTAATTTATATTAAAAATTACAATAAAAGTCCTATTCATTTAGAACCAATAAATAAAGATGTAATACTATTAAAAAATAATGACGCAATATGTAAAAATACAGGACATTATGAATACAGAAGAAAATTTTCAAAAACCGCTTTAGAAAGATACGAAATAAATACAAATACTTATAATATAAAACTGGTAATATCACTTATTGTAATATTAGTAATAATTATTTATTTAATTAAATAAATAATGAACTTTATAAGACGAATTTGTAATTCAAGAATGGTATACCCATACAAAAAATTCAACGAAATTTCATCAGGTAAACGAGATGGGTATTATTTACACATAAACGTGTGTCACGATTCTAAACGTATATATTTCAACGATTCCATGCCAGAATACGAAAAAACGGATATTTTACCTAAAGTTTTATATACATTTTTGAACACGTATCCAAAATATGTCTTACACTCAGGCGACTAAATGCGTCAGTGACTGAGTCTAAAAAACTATGTCTAAATTAATGACCGACGTGTATACTATGAATTTATCCGACTCCGGTGATGGTATGGTGAATCTAAACAATAATCAATCCACGAATTTTATAGCAAATACACCACCACCGCAGAATAATATCCCGGAAAAAAATATGAGTGAAAATAAACACACAATGGACTCTACACCAATTTCCGATATCATGGGTCAACCAGAAGCACCACTCGAACCACCAATGATGGCTCAAGATCCGAGATTGACACAAATGCAAATGCAAGGACCAATGATGATGGCACAACAACAACCTGTTGTTCAGCAGAAAAAAAGTTCGGGTTCGTCTAAAAGTGAAGGTAACCCCTTCAACTTAACGGATGACCAGTTTCAAGCTCTCGTCGTCGCCGTTTGTACTGCGATAGCGATAAGTAAGCCAGTTCAAGAAAAACTCGCAAACTTCGTACCGTCGTTTCTTAACGACCACGGGAACAGAAGTATAGTTGGATTAGCTTCTACTGGTTTAGTAGCCGCTATTGCATTCTATATTGCAAAAAAATATGTTTAAATTTTATCAGGTATATTCACTTTATGTTTAGAATATACTCTGTATTTTCCTAAAACTAAATAGGCTATTATAACACCTATGGTTATACCTACTCCACGAAGAATAACAAATGTTCTTGTTGTTTGTGGATCTAGACCGTAATCCTTAACATCCGCTTGTATGTCTTTACTTATACCCATAGCAGAGTAAGTTATAACACCGGATACAATAAGTGCTAAAAGTAAAAATATAGTATCTACGTTCAAGTATGACGTAAAATCACTACTTGCTAAAAATACTACAACGATAGGCGTTAAAAATTGCAAAAGTCCAGCTTTTAACCATTCATTTTTTACTAAAGCTGGTGAACTCAAAAGTAGTAAACTTACGTTAAGTAAAACTATTATAAATAATAAATGTTGTGTATAGGCAGTTGCTCCTCCTTCCATTTATATTAATAAATATTATTTATTTATTTATCCTGAATATGTTTACCACAGAATTTAGTAAGCTTTGGTATCTCTTCATATATACCCAAAGAAACACACATTTTTCTGAGTTTTTTAAACTTATCCCAGAATTCTTTGTTGTGAGAATAATTTTCAACCGTACAGTGTGCAAGTTCGTGTAATAAAACGTGGAATATTTCGTTCGGTTCACCCTGTATACACAAACCTATATGTTCTCCCTTGTTAACATTGTACCCTATGTACCCATGTTTTATGGTATGATGCGCCGTTATGGGTATTTGTTTATACAACATTTCAAATTCTTTATTTTCGGTTTCCTTCAAGTGTTCCCTGAGTATTCTGTACCTTTCTCGAACCTCTTTCATTTTCTGAGGTTCACGCGTATTGATAAATAAAAATGTATTTACGATAATCAAAAGTATAGCAATTATCATCGTATCTTATCGTAAACACATAAAAAAAAATTACAATTCACTTTTATATAAATACATTTTTTCGGGTCGTATCTCTGGATCGCCGTACCCCATGGATTTCATAAACTTGTGTACTTCATTATCCTCCGAAAATCCGTGAATTTCTATAAGAAGTGTTGGTTTATGTGATCTAATCTTTTTTTCGGACCCTTTCAAAACCTGTAATTCGTGTCCTTCAACGTCGATTTTAATAAACGACGGAACACCTGTATATATATCATCCAACTTTTGACACGTAACTTTAACAACCGTACCACCTTTATACTTACCCGTTGGTTCGTGTAAACTTGTACCACCATAGTTTATGTGTGTATTTGACTCAGACCCCGTCGAAGGTATATACATGTCAGTTACTTTTTGTTCATCAGATAAGGCACAAGATGCGACAAAAATTGGGTGTCTTAACTGATTTTGTTCCGCGTTCAACTTAACAATTTCGTAATAAACGGGTTCGAAAGAATAAACAGGTCCGTAATCGGAAAAAATCAAACTGTTGTATCCTATATTCGCACCTATATCAAGTATATCGGTGCCCGGTTTATGATATAATCGTACATCTCTTCGCATCCACCCGTCCCATTCGTGACCTCTTGCAATATGCGGACCTATATACTCATCGTTTTGTATAACATTAACGTCATAGATACTACCTTTTACTTTTACTATATCTATACTTACGTCTTCCATTTTATTAGTATACACTAATACTATACCTTTAATTATAATATTTTTATTAGTGTAATATATATGAGTAGTAACAGTAACAATATCAGAAATTGGATTAACTTTAACAGTCAGAGAGCTAATAATATTAATAATAACGTACCAGAATCCTTAAGGTCACTCGGTATAAATAGATTAGATAGGAAATACCTTAATTTATCTAATCAAAATATTACAGAGTTAACTCCTGATATTGGTCTCCTTACAAACTTAAGGTATGTTAATTTGGTAAATAATAAATTAACATCTTTACCAGATTCAATAGGTAACCTTGAAAACTTAAGGCATCTTAATTTGCACATTAATAAATTAACATCTTTACCAGAATCAATAGGTAACCTTAAAAACTTAAAGAAATTTTATTTGGTAAATAATAACTTAAAATCTTTACCAGAATCAATAGGTGACCTTAAAAACTTAGAAGAACTTTATTTAGTAAATAATAACTTAAAATCTTTACCAGAATCAATAGGTAACCTTAAAAACTTAGAAGAACTTGGTTTGCACATTAATAACTTAAAATCTTTACCAGAATCAATCGGTAATCTTAAAAAGTTATATAAACTTGATTTGCGCAATAATAACTTAAAATCTTTACCAGAATCAATAGGTAACCTTAAAAACTTAAAGAATCTTAATTTGTGCAATAATAAATTATCATTTTTACCACTAACAATGAGTAAACTTAAAAATTTATTAGTTCTTGATGTGAGATGTAATCGAAATCTTAAATATATAGATATGAGACTAAAACGTAAAGGTTTAACTGTTTATAGACTTGCAAACACTAAATTTATAGATTATATAAGTTACTTTAAAAACCAAATATCTGTTATAACAGTTAAACGCCCAAATTTACCTTATTTACCTAAAAATATCCGTAAAAAAATTTTAAATATGGTTACAAAACCTCCTACGCACAATAATACTAATAACAATAACAATATAAATAAATCTATTATAAGAGGTAAAAATATCGTCAATTTTGTAGAACCACCTACTAAAAAGCAAAAAGCGGGTAACTCTGCTCAGGGTAGACGTACTAATATAAATAATTCGACTAAAAGAGGAAAATATAACCGTTAAAGGGTCTGATCATTTCCTAAACACGAAACAAAATTTACTATACAAATCCGAAACCGGGTTTCCTTTAAGATCTTCCCATAGTGTTAAAGTAAACCCCAAATCTTCCATGCGTGTAAATAACATGTCTTTATGTGCAATCGGTTCAACCTTTGGTCCATCGGCGTAATACGGTGTATCGGCTAAATGGACGTATAACTTTTCGCCAAAGTTCCCCGAACTCGTTTCTTTCGTTAAAAAGTAGTTCCCGAGATCGTCTCTTACGGGTGTTTTCATGATAATCTTATCGGAATTCGGTACGATTCCTATGAACCGACCCCCGGGTTTGATTCTGTTTTTGATGGCTAAGAGTGACGTTTCGAATAACTGTTTCGATTCGAAAATGTAGTGTAACGCAAAGTTGTAACATACGACGTCGTATTTTCTTTGGGGACACGCAAATATATCACCCTCGTAAAAATTGACGCGTATTTTCATGTTCTTGGCGCGCGACTTAGCCTCCTTGAGTGATTCCGGGTTCGGTTCACACATGCTTATGTTTGCCCCGACGTGTCGCCACTTTTGAAGATCGCCGCCGAAACCACATCCTACATCCAAAATACTGTCGCCTTCGCGGGTAGCCGATTGGATGAGGAGACGCTTGGCCTCGTTATGGTACTTGCGTATCTCCTCCATTTATTTATTTATAGACGTTGTTCTTTTTTAAATGAAGTTAATTCACTAAGGTTAAAAAGAAGAATAGTAAATACTACAAATGAAACCTGTCATTAAATGGGTCGGTGGTAAAACGCAGATTCTCGATACCGTTCTCGAATCGTTCCCTAGAGAAATAGAGAACTACCACGAACTATTCGTGGGTGGAGGGAGTGTTCTCTTTGGTTTACTCGCGAGTAAAGATATTACCGTAAAAGGTAAAGTATACGCGTACGATAAAAACCAAAAACTCATTAACATGTATAGACAAATCCAAACGAACCCCGGGAAAGTACACGACCATTTACTCGAACTCTTTACCACGTACGATACGCGAACCGGTACGGAAGTAAACCGTAAACCGGAAACTGAAGAGGAAGGTTTAACATCGAAGGAAAGTTACTATTATTGGGTACGTAAAAAGTATAACGAACTCGTACCCACTACACCTGTACACGCGGCAACACTGATTTTCCTAAACAAAACGTGTTTTAGAGGTGTATATAGGGAAGGTCCTAACGGGTTTAACGTACCGTATGGACACTATAAAACTACACCGTTAGTGGTATCACTAGACGAGTTAGTAAAAATACAAGAGCTTATAAAAGACGTGGTTTTCGAGTGGTGTGATTTTAGAGCCGCATTTGCACAAACCGTAAACGGTGGTG